CGAGATGCTAGATACGTCGAGCATAAATTTGAATGCCGTGCCACCCCCTGCGCCATTAGTCCCTGTGTACTCACCGCCGCCTTGGCTAACAGACCGCCCGCCGCCGCCGCCGCCAGTGACGTAGATCTTGACCTTGGTGATCCCGGCGGGGCGGGTCCAAGTGCCAGACGATGTGAAAACCTGCACAGACTGCAAGCCACCGCCGCCAACACCAGTAAGCCCAGAACCATCTCCAGTAAACGCAGTAGCATTCACTGTGCCATTAACATCCAGCTTGCTGCTAGGCGAACTCGTCCCAATGCCCACGTTCCCGCTGCTGTCGATGCGCATGGCATTTGCAGGAACCCCATCCTTGACGGTCAGCCAGTTATTCCCGTTGTTGTTAAAGGTAAGATCGCCGATGGATGTTGTGGTTAGCTGATTGTAGCCGCCAGAAGAAGTCGATCTTATCCCACCAAAAACATCTAAGTCCGTGCTAGGCGAACTCGTCCCAATGCCCAACCGCTCAGCACTCGCATCCCAGAAAAACTTTGGCGTGGTGCCTGTGTCCTCGTAGAAGCTTATGTCGCCGTTGCTGTTAATCAACTGACGGAAAGCGCCATTTGTTTTAAGGTAAAGGTTTGTGGCATCATCCGTCCCAAGGATAGAATAAGTGCCAGCGGAAAGAGAAAAGGCTGATCCGTCTGTTCGCTCTACAGAAATAGTAGACCCTGTGCCAGTATTACTCACAGTCAGCCCATCGCTGGTCAAAGTACCCGTGACGTCTACGCCTGTGCTGTTCCATTTTAAAACACCACTGCCACCTACGGCTAGATAAGAACTGCTCCCCGACAAGCCATTAATCCATGCGCCATTTGCGTAAGAACCATACGAAATGTCTGAAGTACCTGCATTAGAAGTGCCTTGGACAATGTATCGGCTATCAGCCGTCACACCGCCTGTGATGTCTACGCCTGTGCTGGTGGTGGAGAGTTTGGATGCATTGTTGTAATAGATGTCTACGCCAGCGCCATCCGTTGCGGTCAAGTAGTTTGCAGTCCATGCATCATTTGCAAAACTTAGATTGCTTGCACGGATAAGAAGATTACCAGTCCCTGCATCATGAATAACACTTTTCGACCCATCATGATAAATCTGTAGGTCAGACCCAGCACCGAAGATGGCTTTGTCGTTGTCACCGAAAGACAAGTCACCAGTCATGGTGCCGCCAGCAAAGGTCGGGCTGTCTGCCGTGCCAAGACCAAGGTTGGTTCGAGAAGCGGCAGCGTCAGCAACATCGGACAGGTTGTTCGAAACAAGCAGTGCGCCTGACAGAGAAGCATAGGCAGCAACCCAAACGCTTCCTTCATAGACCTTCATCACATCATCAGTCGTGTTGAAGTAAAGTGCACCAGTGATAAGAGGATCGCCATCATTGTCAGTCGTAGGGTCACTTGCCTTCTGACCAAGATAACGATCATCGAAGTTATCAAGTGCAGCCAATGCAGCATCAGCAGCAGTCTGAGCATTTGATGCCTGAGTGGTTGCTGTAGCGGCAGACGTTGAAGCAGAAGACGCAGAGGCCGCGGCGTTTGTTTCGCTAGTCGCCGCATTTGTTGCGGAGGTTGCAGCATTCGTTTCGCTCGTTGCTGCATTGCTGGCAGAGATAGCAGCAGCAGACTCAGATGCAGCAGCGTTGGTTTCCGAAGAAGCGGCAGCAGTTTCACTTGAAGCTGCATTTGTTTCAGAGGTCGCCGCGTTGGTTTCGCTCGTGGCAGCAGCCGTGGCAGAGGAAGCAGCATTGGTCTCAGAAGTGAAAGCATTCGATTCAGAAGCAGCAGCCGCCGTTGCACTCGCCGCAGCGTTGGTGGCGTGAGTGCTGGCAGCAGCAACATCAGTTACCAGAGGGCCGACTTCAGCGTCACCAGTCGAGGCATTGAAGGCAAGAGTGTAACCCTTGCGGCTATCCAGAGAAGGCAGCGTGACAGATGCCGCAGTCTCATAATCATTCAGTTGCAGAGAGCGGCTGGCCCGGTCATCAACGTCAGCAATCAAACCAATGATGGTATCAAGCTGAGTGTTCAGTGCGGCCCGGTTGATGTCAGCACCAGCAGTGAAGTCAGTGGTGCGCTCAATCGGAATGTCGCGAACAATGGTGACAGTGCTGCCGCCAGAAGCGCCAGTTACTTGCTGAGTCTCACCCGGATCAGCAGTCACGAACTGAATCGTGCCAGTTGAGCCGTCACCACCAGTTACCGAGTAATCAGTCGTGATCGTCTTCTCTACGCCATCGACGTATACCGTCAGATCGCCATCCTCAAAGAACTCAAACGGAACAGAGAAGGTCGTCTGAGTAACGCCTTCCGCCACCGAGTAGTTAATCCGAGGGTTATTGTTTGAGATGTCGATGGTCATGCGTCACCTTTGCTTCCTCTCTTGTTTCCCAGAGAGGACGCGTCACAGCAACGCACAAAGATACTAGGACAGATTATCCGGCCCAAGCGCGCGTCAACTGATTTACCTCGTCTTTGATAAACCAGAGCCGCATGAACGGTAGGTCTCTGAAGATGCGCCGCGCTCCTGCACCATACTCGCCGCTATACATCTCATAGAACCCCTCCCCAACGTCAGCAGCCCAAGAGGGACCAGCGCCAGCAAGGCCAGTGACCGCATCAAACAAACTGGTTCGTTGCGGAAACTTGGGAGAAATCAATCCGCCAGTAATGTTTGGACCACCAAGAGCAAGGGCAGTGTGCATCCCGGTGTAAAACAGATCGGAGTAGAGAGCGGCAACACCAGACATATCAAACGAGCGGGCAAATCTGTCGCGCCAGTTCATGTCTTCCCAGATGTAATCCGGAGTGCGCATACCCACGACCATGTATCCAAGGCCAAGAGAAGCGGCCAAGCCAATCATCCGATTCTTGATCTGTCCTTGAGCAAATGCACCCATCGTCCTGTTTACATTCGCCAGTGCGTAGTTAAAGAACTGGAAGGGAAGGCCAAGGAAACCGTTCTCAATGCGGGCATAGCCGGGGGTCGATGCACTTTCCCTCATGCCAAACCGAGCGGCCACGCTCATTGGAATGTAGACCACACCATCAGTAATGATCGGTCGGTCGGCAGGAGTGCCTGACATAATGGTGTTCAGAACGCCAGTGTGAAGAGCAGAGCGGAATGCCTCGACGGCATCAGCGGAAATGGCTTGAGACTCACGGTGTGCCTGCATTGCCATTTCGTTGATGCGGTTCTCATAAGCAGCGATGTTCACACGTGACGGGCGAGACGCCTCAAGACCACGAAGAAGTGCATCAACATCAAGACCATCATGGACTTCCGGGCTGTGAAACATAGAGCGAGAAGCGGCATCATCCTCGCCATTCCGGCGAATGTATTCTTTCGCAACATTAAGCCACTCAGCATAGGTATCAATCTGCCGTGCTGAATATCCACGAAGCCGACTGAACTCACGCCAATCTCCGCGCTCATGAGCAGCCCGCTCCGCAGCAGTCCAATCAGCCGGATTGCTGTCTTTCTCTTCCCTTGAGGTGATCTCCGACAGGTAGTCGAAAAGAGAACCAAGGTCGTCATCGCTGATGTCGCGAAGGTTGGGCCTCTCAACAAACCCAAGGCTGTCGGCCGAATGCCGTGTGTGCGCAATCTCATGGTGCATTACGAAGTTTGCCCAAGACCGAGGCGTTGGGAATGCGTCATCAGGAAGAGGCGTGACGCCTTCGATTTTCGGATTGGCCCAAGGGCGCTGATTATACATCTCGCCTTCGATGTAATCCCGATCAAAGTAAATTGTGCCGCCGGGACCGTTTTCGTTGGGTCGATAGTAAGCAGGAATGTATCGGTTGCCACGGAACTTACCGACAGGCTCACCGCCCTCAACATACTCAACGATAGTAACCCGATTGTCATCGACAGTCGGCACTCGGTAGTTGTTCACCCAGTTTTCAGTGTTAGCCAGATGCAGCCCGTAGTTGGTAGTTTCAAACGGAGCGCTAGCAATCTCACGCGCCATCCGCTCGTCAATGCCGTGCTTCGCCAGCCAGATCGTGCTTTGCTCGTCAAGCTGACCCCGCGTCAACTTGATAGAGTAATCAATGATGGTGTGCGCATCGACGATGCCAGCGAAATTCTTGAGCATCACGGTTACTGGGCCAAGACCGTTCATTACAAAGAAGGCATTGCGCGCGTTGTTGATTAGTCCGTTGTTGGTAAAGTTGGTTTGCCCTTCGGACATCATGCGTAGATGGCTTGAGTTAAGAGTCAGTTCCGCTGCCTGCGCACCGCGCCGAGTCTCAGCAATGGACATCTTCAAGGCATACTGATCCATCACGCCTTGCATACCGCGAATGATATGCTCCATGTCGTATTCCATGACGACACGGCCAAAGTCGGCAAACGCAGCGAAGCCAGACGACCCAAGGTAGTTCATCGACGCCAGTTCACGCAGGGTGTCTGCCGTTCTGTGGCTCCAAGAGTCAGGGTTGTGGCGAGTAGTGCCAGCAACCCGCTCGTAGAGAGCTATATAGTCCTTGTTCATCCGATTGATTTCACGCTGAGAGGCACCCTGCTCAATCATGTCAAGGCGCAGGTTTAGCCGGACATCATCGACTTCCATGCCAAACATGCGGGAGTATTCGTAGCGCGGCTCAATCCGGTTGGCATATGCCTTCATCACCGACATTACATCAGTGTGCATAAACTTGGTGACGAGTCGGTTAGGAATATCCAACTCGCGACTGCGGAAGTGCTTAGAGCGACCATATCCAAACGTGGCCGACTCAATGCTGGTCGGATCGCGCTCACCAAGAATCTGGTCAATCGTTTGCGAGACTCGCTTCTCTATGTCAGCGCGGCGCGTAGACAAACGCACCTGCTCGAAGCGACCAGTTCTTTCATTGTATTCTCGAATAACCGGGTTGTTTGAATACCAGTCATACAGAATGCGAGAGAACTCTTCTCGGTTGTTGCGGATAGCCGCATGGTCCCAGAAACGCGGGTTGAACACGTCAGGGTTAGCGATGTCAGTCTCAGAGAAATCTGCAAGCGTTGCCCTTGTAAAGCGAAGGTTGCCCTCAAGCTCTTTAATCCGAGACTCGATTAGTGGGCGGGCGCGGGTATTCGCAGAATTAAGGCGAGTCTGAAGCTCCTCAATGCGAGTCTCCATCCGAGTGATTCGATTCTCAAGGCCAGCCCGCGTTCCAATCAAACCAACCTCCTCCAAGCGCCCCTGCGCATCAAGGAAGTAATCATTCATGATGTTAACCGCTTCCTGTTCGCGCGGCGTCAGATTGGTATCACCTTGAATGCGCTTCTCGTTTACGCGCTCAAGCCATGCGCTGAAGGTGTCGTCAGAACGATTTACACGCCGAGCAAGATCGGTTGTCCTTGCCGCAGCGGCAGATGGACCAATGCCAGTCTCTTCAGCCCAGAGGCGAGTGAAGCGATCATAAGACTGAATGACCCGCCCCATCGCAACCTGACTACGAATAAAGACAGTCGGAGGAGATGCTTGACCAATAGAGTTCAGACCAAGGGCAATGCTGTGGTCGCCAAAGGAGCGGTAGAAGGTTTCCTTAACGGAGCTGCCCCATTGAGACTGAAGCGCTCGACGCATCGGAGTCGTCACAGCACGATAGAAGATGCTGTTGGTAAACATGTTAGGCAGAATGCCATATGGATCGTCAACACCACGGGCATTCATTTCTTCAATGGAGCGAAGGCCAGACTCATTCCTGTAGCGCTGCGCTTCTAATTGAATCTCCTGAGCCTGCTCACGAGCGGCTTGACCACCCGGCCCCTCTTCAGCGGTTTCCATGAGGCGGGATGCCCGAGCTTCTAGGGAAGAGATGTTGCGGCCCAACTCTTCATTAGACATAGCGCCAAACTCTCGCTCAGTGCGAGGTGCTGCATCCCGAATCTGCTGCGCCGACATGCCTTCAAGATTGCGTAGACGCTCCATTGCCTGAGAGACTTCGCCCATTCCCTGCTGAATGCGAGAGTAAGAAGCGTCGGCTATAGCGCGTGGGGCACTAAGGGCAGAGCCAACAACGCCACCAAAAAGCGCAGATGTCACAACGTTCATGGCGCTTTCTTCTACGGTCTGCACCGGATCAAGCTGCATGACAGTGGCTTCGTATCCAGCCTCAACCATGCCAACGCCAAGAGCAGCTCGGCCAGCAGTTCGAAGAAGATTGCTACCCGGCCCTATGGGAATTGCAATCAAGTTGATTGGGTCAAAGATGCCAGCAAGAAACTGGTTGCCAAGAGTGGCATCTGCAAGAACGCGCCTGCGCTCCATGCTTTCATCAATACCTTGCATCAAGAAGGCACGATGCTCCGGGCTAGTCGCGCGATAGAGATCAGCAGAATACGGAATGTAGGAGTCAGGCAAATCAGTCAACGGATTATATCCGGGCTGTCGATCTCTTCCAAAACGAGCAGCCTCAATGCCTCGCTGAATCAAAGGCTCAAGTCGATAGCCAACAGTTGCCTCGACCGCTTCATGAAACTCTGTCCTCGGACCTACAAAAGTGTTTTGCCGAGTTAGCGGAACATAGGGTTGGTTCATGGCATAGCCTGTTCTGTTGCTGCTTGCACTCGATCTTCTAGAGTGGCCGCACGGCGCTCGACACCAGTAATTAGGCTCTGCTGATACCCAAGAACATAACGGCGGTATTCTCTGTCATTCACATCAATGATCAGTGGGCGCCTGCCCTCTTGGGTATTGCCCTCAAAGTCAGTGAACTGAAAGTCTTCCAGCACTCGGACAATCCCACCCTGTTCCGGCGGAAGTATCTGAATGACTTCATAGCGGACGTTGCCCGGAGAGTAAGCGCCAATCGGACGAAGGGCGTATCGGTTCTCTAGGTTTGCCGCATCAGCCAAGCCTTCGGTTCCAGTGCGCCCCAAAGAACCAAGAAGAATATCCGTCATGGTCAGATCAGTCATCGACGGATAGCCAAGGGTTGCACGGTAATCAGTTGCTTCGATTATTCGCTGTGTTGCGTATTGCTCAAAGACAGGAGCTAAGTTGCCAACAGCCATTGCAAGCGAAGCGGAGGTTCGAGTAGAGAGGCCAACGCCCTCAAATACAATGCCACCACCATCTTGGAATACGCGATCAAACTGCTCGTTGATCCGGCGATCAAACTCAGCGCGGTCAATGTTGGGAACCAGAGAAAAGATAGCACGAGCAGCAGCAGTCATGGCATTAGCCGCAGACGGCGGGGCAGCAGACATACCGGGAATGCTCATGACATACTCGGCAACAGTTCGGCTGTCACCATCTCCACCAAGGAACCGCTCAAACCTTTCGCGGAACTCAGATTGTTGCAGGAATCTGTTCCTCTGAATAAGCACCTCTTCAAGATTAGCAGACACCATTCCAGCGTCTGTCAAATAGTCCAACGTTGCGATTGTGCCAGCACTCAGAGCGCCAGCAACCGCAGGAGAGGGAACCTCAACACCATTGATCACGGTGTTGCGCATGTTCGTCCAGTGCGTCAAAACCTCGTTGACGTAGCGGATGTCACCAGCAGCGACCCGGTTGAACTGATTCACCAAAGCCTCGGGCAGAACATTGAGTCGCGCCATAGAGGAGAACATGGGTTGCAGCGCCGGGTCAGCGATAGCTGCCGGATCAAGAAGAACTTGCTCAAGCGGCCTGCCGTTCAGCGCAGAGGCATAAGCATCCTCAATCATATCTTCAACAAGGGCGCGATCACTTGCGGAAGTTGAGTCGCCAGCACCAGCATCAATCAAGCTCATTCGAGTCTGACGCTCTCTGGCTTGCTCTGCTGCTTCAATAGCGTTTCGAGCGGCAGCGCCTTGCTGGTTGTAGTAGGTCGTGATGTTTGCCGATCTGCCAGAGGCAACCTCAAGAGTGCTTGCTTGACCCAAGAGGTCTCGCTGATATTGGCTAAGGAATGCGCCGCCCTCTGCATCGGGATTGCGCATGTAAGCCAAGCCTTGCTCAATCTGCTGCCGACTTGGGCTGGTGCCGAAGAAAGCATTGATGAAGCCCTGAGCGCCAGCAAAGTTGGCGTTTGCAATCATACGGTTGCGGTCAGTCTCACCAAGGTCTTGAATGCTGCCAATGCCAGCAATGATGCTTTGGACATCAGTCACAATGTTTTGGGGATTTGCACCAGCAATGCGATTGATGAACGGAATATATCCGTTAGCCTGAGAGATAGCCGCCGCTTCATTCTGAGCCGCTATATAGTCACCAGCTTGATCAGCATAGTTGCTAATAAACGGAAAGAAGTCGTCAATTAAATCCTGATTGCCAGTTCCTTGGGACAGCCGAAACAAGCCACGAAGCGCTCCCTGAGAAGAGGCGGGTGCGAGACTTGCATTGCCAAAATTCACCGCACGCTCTAGCTGCTGAATGTCTTCGCCAGTGGCAAGTCCATTAACTGCTTCGAGATAAAGAGCGCGCGCCGTGCCTTGGATTGCATTGTCGCGAACAGACAGCGCATCAGTGGCAAGCGAGCCTCGCCCATTGGCAGCATATTCCCGAGCCTCTTCAGTAAAGAGTCGCCAGCCATTGATTGCAAAATCAACCGTTCCAGTAACAGAAACGCCTGCGCTTCTCTGTGCTTGAAAGACTGAAATCGCAGAAGCAGTAGCGGTGTCCGCGCTTTGCTCTAGACCAAATTCAATTTGAGCGGCAATGCGATCTGCCGCTTCAGCTTGCTGTCGCTCAACAACCTCAAGATAAGCAATCTGATCGCCAAACACGCCATCAGACATGCGCTCGAAATCGGCAAGCTCCTCGTAAGAAGCAGAAGCTATATATTCGCCAATAGCCTCGTAACCCGGAGGAAGAAGGTTTCGATTCTGAGTGCCAATTGCATGTTGAATCATGCGGGCTTCGTCTGAGCTTGCAGCATTTGCCGCAGCGTAACGAACAAGGCCGCGAGCAGTTGCGGCGGCTACCTCTCGCCCCTGACCAGTAACGGCAAGGTCACTGAAGTTTGGGAGACCAGCGGCATTCCCCTCAGTGCTAATATTTCCAACTTCAGCAATAGTTGCGCTTACAACGGTATCGCCTTGAAGAACTGTCGGACCACCTTGAGCCACCGCAGACTCAATGCTGTTCAAGCCAGCATCAAATGCAGCGCGCTGAGCAGCCGCCGCAGCAGCCCGTTCACGACGAATCTGCGCAATGCCAAGGTTGGTTCTAGTCTGATTCAGATAGTGAGTGCCGAAGTTCTGGATGTAACCAGCCCATTCGCCCTGCGCCACGTTGGACATCTGAGCGATGTAGTCAGACATCGCCTCCTCATACATGCCCACTGCATTCGGATGGTTCTCAAACTCAACCGCCAGTTCGCGAGAGCGGCTCTGGATTTCTTCTTCCAAAGACTGAGTGTAGCGGCGGCGAATGATGTTCTGGTAGGCGTCAGTCGCAATCGAACCAAAGCTGGCATCCGCTTGGAATGCCTGCGGTGCGCCAGTGGTCGGATCAATCGTCAGGATCGCTTCAGGTGATGCAGCCTGCGCCCGCTCTTCACCAATTTGCTGTGCCTGTCGCGCGCCAGCCTCGAACAACATTTCAGCAATCTGATTAGCGCTGCTAGAGATTTGCTGACCGACGATGCGCCCGCCCTCAGAAGCACGGGCCACCCCGATGTTACCAATCTGGAAGCGGCGTTGTTCTCTGACGACAGGCATGATTACACCTTGATTTGATTGTAGCGGTAAAGCGCACCAGCCATCGTGGTGAATGCGCTAATGCGAGAGGCTTGAGCCGCAGCGCGACCCTCAGCACGAGTAGCAGCAGCTTGAGCAGTCAGCGTCATGGATTCCATTGCACCCATGAAGTCAGAGCGGGCAGTGTCGCTCGACGCAATCTCCTTCTGCCGCTCAAGGAAGGCAGCAACAGATCGGTCAACGCCACTGACATCGCGCCCCATAGAGGCAAACGATGCAACGTTGGCCGAGAGATTGTTGCGATACATCTCAAGTCGGTCGTTGTGGCTTTGCCGCGCCTTGGCCTCATTCACCGAGCGCTGCGTCTCAATGTTGAAGGCGTTGAGTTCAGCGGCGTTCTTCTGTGCTTGACCAGCCGCAAGGGTGCCCATTGCGCCAACCGCAGAGGACAGTCCCATCAATGCTGCAAAAGGAAAGGGCATTAGACTATCAACTCCGCAATCATGCCGTTCATCTGAAACGACAGGGGTTCATTCTGAGTTACCACAATCTGTGGGTCACGACTATAACCGAGCAGCCTGATCTCCTTCTTGCCGCTGAACGGCGCTGTAGTGACCAGAGAGGTGGTGTTGAACTTTGCGGAGCGTGTCTCCCTCAAATCAACCACAATCGTTCCTACCCCCCTTACAGCGCCTGTGGCGGGGCCTGTGCCAAGGTTGGCATCAATCGGGTTGGTCGTCACGTTGACAGTGAAGGAGTAGCCGATATAGGCGCTCACATATGCCGAGTAGAGCGACAGGTCGATGTTACCAGACGCAACAGTCTTCTCGCCCAGATAGTCCTCGTTGCCATCAGCATCGACAGCAATGACATGCACTGAGGTTCCGTCATCAAAGTCAGCACTGACATTCGCAACGTTGGCGGTCAGAGTGTAGGACTTGGCGTTATCAAGCTGGTAGGTGTCGTCAAATTCGCAGAGGCGCAGGTCGGTATCGTCAAACCAGACCGAGGCAAAGAGACGGTCGTCAATCGAAACGATAGAGTGGAAGTCACCCTGCGTAGTCATACGCACCCAACCCGCCCGCTTTTCAGCGCGGTTTGAGTTGAACACTGCGCAGATGCCAGACTCCGAGGTATAGACCGCGTAAGTCTCAGCGCGCTCAAACGCACCGTTGACCACGGCAAAGTCGCGGAAGCCATCAATCAAATGCGAGGCAGGAGAGGACACCGAGGTCGAGGTGTAGGCGTCCTCGTCATCGGTGTAGAGGTATTCCCGAACCACGCGCCCGCCAGACTGCACAAAGATTGTCGCCCCATCCACGGAGGCAGGCTCAACGAAGTTGCACCCATACGGAGTCTGCTTCCGGATTTGCGCATTAGTCGGCGTCAGCGCTTGGTTCAGGAATGTCGGAATGTATAGCTCAGAGGTCGCAGTGAAGACCTGCAAGTCCCGGTTTGAAACAAGATAGCGAATCTCGTTCACGTCCCCGGTCGAGGCAACAAGGGCAATAGCATCATCATCAGCAGCTTCGCCCACATCGAAGTTGAAGAAGCTGCCAGACTTGCTCAGCCAGATTGCATCAGGTTCATCAATGGTCCCACCAAAGGCCAAACGCCCTTCATGGAACTGCACAGCAGCAGGATAGCCGCGCACCGCAGAGAAGGATTGCTCAGACCAGTTGTTCGTCGGGGCATGGGTTACAACCTTGACGTAACCACCGCCATCTTCAGAAGCGTTTGCCGCAGAGCCAACAGTGATTGTGTAGGTGTTCTCGTCAATGATTGAACCAATGGTGCGAGTGCCGTTGATCTGACTGGCGTTGATACCACCAACAGCAGCAGCATCCTCAATGACGATAGTTTCGCCACCTTGATAACCATGATTGAGGTGAGTCACCTCAACGGTAGTGCTACCATCAATCGTGCGCAGTGGATTAAGAACAGCGAGACGAATCTTCAGTTCATCAACCACAGTGCCAGTGGCAACCGTGGCAGAAGTCACGCTGGTAATCTCAATCTCCGATTCGCCGTAGCGCAGAATGACACCCTCGTGTGCGCCAGTCGTATCGAAGTAATCCTCGCTCGTGGTCAGCGTGACAGAGCCAGTCGTGCCAGACGGATCAAGCGTAACCGCTGCGCCATGGAATACACTGTAGGGCTGGTAGATTTGGTTGCCGTCAGCGCGCTGGTCAAAGCTGAACGGAGTAATCTCAAAGCTGGTCAGGCCAGTCCGGATAAGCATACGCGGCGCAAAGAGCGGGTGGGCAATGAACATGACATCGCCAGATTGCGCATGGGTATACTGGTAGATGTAGTCATGATCAAACGGCAGGGCGTCACCATTGGTGTCCTGCGTCAGCGTCGAAACCAGAGTGACCGTGCCGTTCTCAATCCGGAAGCAACGCACCTGCGCGTTCTCAATGGATATGATGTAGCGCTCGTCATCGGAGAAGATGAAGTGAACCAGCTTCGATTGCAGCGGCTTGGTGGTGTCACGAGTAATGCCAAAGTCATAGATGTTGCGCAGGCCGGGACGCTTAACCACACCGCCCTCAGCGCGCACCAAAACGTTTTCAAGCCTCTGAGCAGAGGCTTGGTAAATGGCAGAGTCAGTGCGGAAAATCGTGGAGTCGCTGATCTCGCCAAACTGGAAGCTGTTGATTGGAACGCGAACAGTCTGCATCAGCTACGCCTTTGTGCGATAAACCTCGAAGTGTTCAGCTTGCGCGTGGTCTGAGACTGCGAATCCAGACGGCGAGCTTGGATCATGAAGTAGTTGGCCTTCTGCTCCATCAGCGAAGAAAGCTGAGAGTCACGGGCAACCGAAGTCGCAAACACACCAGCCATCATGTATTCAACCGCCACCACAAAGTAGGGAGGCCAGTTCGATTCGTCAGCGCGGAAGATGTAATCGGCAATCAGCGTCTCGTTCTCAGACGCATCGCAATACACCTTGCGGCCATAGACATCATACTTGATCGGGCTGTCGTTGATCGTCACCGCATTCAGCATGATGCACTCAGACGGAAGCTGATAAGCCGCATCGAAGCGACCAGTCGGTGCAGAGGCAATCCGGTTAAGCTGCGCTTGGTCAGTGGCAAAGCGCCAGCGACTATTCGTCAGGGCAGACCGAGCAATGTCTTCATACATTGCATCTGCAACAGAGGACTCCGCAGTGCCGTCCTCAAAAGACTGAATCGCCTCCCCACCAATCAGAAGGGAAGCGCGCGAACAAATCTTGATCGGAGTGTTGGCAACTGAGGTCATGGAAAGTCGGGGGGCCGAAGCCCCCCGTCCCTATTAGTTGTTGTCGAGGACTTCGTAGACGCCGTTGGAATCAATCACAACAGCACCCATCGACATCATCGAATTGGCGAGGTGCGCTGCCTTCATCGGGACGTAGTTCACTTCCGTCTGAATGTCAGCGTTCACGCCAAGGCCAACTGCCGAGGTGTGGTAGAGGTAGTTCTTACCACCAGCAACAGCCGAGGTCGAGAAGACCTTGATGCCCATGAATTCCTTCATGGTCATGCCGCCTGCGAAGGGCAGGTTCTGCGGACCAACATAATCCGAGCTTGCAAACTCGGTGATGTTGAACAGATCGGCGTAGCCTGCGGGCGACATGGCGAGGTAACGCTGACCGTCTTCCGGGATGTCGGCAGTGCCGAGAGTCTCGAACATGGTCAGGAAGTCACCCTTAACCAGAGCGCCGGAAGTGTCGGCAATCTGAGTCGCGTTGGCACCTGCATCAAGAGCGGTGGTGATGATGTCGTCGGTCTTGCGGCCAAGGGCAGCAGCAGCCGACTGAGCAACAGCCTGACGCTCGTTGATATTGATCTTCAGCTCGTCGAGCTTGTCGATCAGTTCCGGCGCGTAGTAGTCCGCCATGGTGCATTCGGCGTAGGTGTGCGCCAGCTCCATGGTGGTAACGTCACCGTTACGGGATTTCGTGGAAGCAGTGCCTGCACCAATTTTCTGGAAGCGGGCAGTCGAGCCAGTCACGTTGGTAGTGCGAACGGTGTTCCGGAGCTTGGAACCCATGCGCTGATACGCAAGGTGAACTTCAGTCTCGAACTGCTTGATGAAGGCTTGGTCGATAGTGTTAGCCATTTCTACAGTCCTAGTTTGAGTTGCGTTCAGACGGGTATCCGCTCTCTCACATCACAGAGGGTATCCTTGCGGGCCTCTCAGTGCATTACGGGCCGTGACATCAAACTATGAACATTGTCTTGGTTTTCTTTGCAACGCACAAAATGCACAAAGTCTACGCCATCGACTCCGGACATTCCGACTGCTTCAAAGCCAAGATGGGCCAGCCATTGATGAATCATGCCATTGCGAATCCAGACCCGGCATTCAATCTCATCAAAGAAGTGGTGGTAGTAGCGAATCAACTCAGGACTGGCTCTGGCAAAGCGAACCCAGTTCTTGTGCATGTCCTTGGAGAACATGGCCCACATCATGCCCTCGTCAGTCAGTCCAGTCATCGCTAGGATTTTCTCGCCCTTGGTTACAACGAACACCATCTGTTCGTCAGCCAAGTGCAGCAGCATCGGTAGCTGGTTCTCCCGATCCAAGCCATACGCCTGCTCAAGCTCCTTGATATTGTCGGTGCTGAGGTTTTCGTAGAACGGGATGATGTGCCTGCGCCGCAACTTGTGCAGCGCAAGGCCATGAGATTCAATCAGCGGCTTAGCCGTAGAGCTTTCTGAAGCCATCTTCCACCTGCTTTACAAAGTGGGGGTCGCGGCTAGACGGGTCGAAGTAGCGCGGATCGCGCATCATTTCGCGCAGTGCTTGCTCATTGACGCCACTTGCGGATGCCGTTTCCCCAGAGAAGGAACCATCCTTAGTAGCCTCCATAATGGCTTCCAATGCAAGTATGCCTTCATGGCTTTCGCACATCCGCTCAATCGCAGGCATGGCCTCCTTGGGGAAGAACTTGCTGGCAAACATAGAAGCAGCGCTGATCCGGTCGTTGGCATTCTCGCCAAGTTTCTTGGACTCAGCTTCGAGGTTGGGCTGATTCCCCATGACTGCTTCCGCATACATGGCAATGCCCTGCTCGAACTCTTCTTGGCTGTAGCCGTTCTCGAAGGCGTGATCAGACCACCACTTCAGCAGCTTGTTATCGACAGCAAGCTCACCATCGACAGACTCAGGAAGCTGATAGTCACCAGCAGTAGCAGGCCGATCCTTGTAGGCGTCAGCTTGCAACTCAGCCATAAGCTCTTCGCGCAGGCTTTCCTTGTTCGAGCCTAGCTTCTTCTCAAGCTCCTTGTAGGCATTCGCCAGATCGTCAGGCGTCTTGTATTTGCCAAGAAGAAGCTCACCCTCGGTAGACGGCGGAGTCTCAGTGGTCTCGGTGGCCTCAGTGGTCTCGGTGGCTTCGGTGGTTTCACCAGCCGACAGTAGGCTATCGCTCATTTCTTTTTGCTCCTGTGCGCGTGTGAGATACGCTGCTCAATAAGGCCAACGAGATACCGCTGGCCTTCGAGGTGGCGTAGTTCCTCAGTGGTCACATTGGGGCCGTTCACCATCTCAATGGTGATTGAGCGCAGATACCTCAGCACTTCCTTCCCGGTTGGCGTCCCGAATATCTCTGCGATATTCATGCTGACTTCTATGTCGTCTTCCCGCTTTCGCTGGAGTCCGTCGATGCCAATGTTAACCCGGCTGTTGCTCAAGGGGCATACCCTGTTGCTGTTGCTGTTGCTGCATCGCCATCTGCTGCGCCAATGCAGCTATTTGTTTACGCTGCTCTTCGTCTCGAATCAAGGACTCTGGCACACCAAACTTCTTTGCGAGGTGAATTGCCGTTTGCTCACCGTCGATTAGAAGCTGCAACATCTCAGGGCCGAAGACACCGCCGACAAGCTCAAGGAAACGGGCCACCGAAGAGATGTCTTGGTTAGCCTGTGCTTGCGCCAGAGGGGACACAGATTTGATCTTGACCTCCCTGCCGTTTACGGTAGGAACCTCAATGCGGCCCTGCTTCTTGAGTATGTAAATTACTCTCTGAAGCACGGGCTGCACGAGTTCCGCTTGCAGCCGCCCGAAGGCAGCACCGATGCGGCGAGACAGGTCAGCCATCCGCTCAGCAACCTCAGTCGCAGTCGCGGGCGTCTTGTCCGGATTCCCAAGCATATCGTTGTAAAGCGCGCGCTTAATGTTCAGACGCATGTCGCTGAGAATGAGCTGCGCTACGTCAAACCTGCCAGCAGCATTGATAGGCTGAAGGCCAGAACTACCCATTGCTTTCGGAATGATAGAACCCGGAACAAGGTTGATCGTGTCGGGGTTGATAACGCCATCGTCTTCCATCTGATAAATGCCAGAGATAGACATCTGCGCATTCTCAAGAATCATCTCAATGGTCAGGTTCGTCGTCTTGATAGCAGCGAGGCCATTGATCAGCGGGCCACGGCCATAGACTTCACCAGCGCACTTCGACCAGCGGAAGCAGACAAACGGGTTCGAGCCAAGACCCTTCATCTCCTTCTTGTGAAGGACGGTCTCGGTCTTGAGGCAGATCGCGTAGTGGTAATACGCCTCTTCGTTTTTCTTGTCGTAGTCACGGCACACCACCTCAAGCACAGTGGTCTCCGCTTCCTTGCCCATCTGATTCATCACCTTCGCATCGAAGGTAGCGTTGGGATACATCACGGGCAGATGATCAAACTTGACCTTCTTGCGCTCACGATAGACGTGATCAATGCGATCATCCGGCCCAGTATCAAGCACCACATGCGGCAACGGGATTGCTGAGAAGACGACCGGGTTTACCGCGTCACCTTCTTCCACGCACAGAATGCCCGTCCCGACCGCCAAATCCATGAAGGACTCGTGAACCTCTTGTGCGAAGTTGGAGTTTTGAATGACTTCAAAGACATACTCCGTAACTTCGTCCAGTTCATTATCGACCTCATCTCTCTGTTCAGGTGGAACCTCACTGCCAGAAACCAGATCAGCCCATCGCGCAAAGTTCGGAACAAGACCAGACTGAAGACGGCTGGCAAATTCCTGCACACCGACCACAGCAGTCTCGTCAAAAATCTTGTCGTCGCGGCGCTGACCCGCTTCTTCATAGTAGAAAGATTCTCGTTGAGGGAGTGCGTATTCATAGCACTCTTCAAAGAGAGGAACCCAGTTCTCTCGGAACGCCTTCGCCTTGCGATAGCGTTCGATGTATCGTTTGGCGAGACTGTCCATTAGCCGAACCTACCAAGGAATCCAGCACCGCTGCCGCTGGTAATCAGAGAACGGCGACCAGTGCCACCGCCTGTCCCGGCGCGCGTGGTGCGCGAAGAAATGGCTTCACCAATGTCCTCACGCTTTTGCTCGGCGCGGCGGCGAATCTCTTCCTGCTTCTGAGCTTCAGCCTCAGCGCGTTGAGTGGCTGCGGCTTGCTTCTCGGCCTCGCTCGGCCCACTGCTGAAACACATGTCTAACTCCTTCGGTTTGTTCCTGCTAAACACAGGAATCAAATTTTCTCAATGCACAAACTAGAGCCGAGACCAGAGGCTAGGCTTGCGCCGTTGGGTTGATCCTTTGCGGAAGACATCGAACTCACGCTTGGCAACAGTTGCCTGCGCAGGGCGTTGCGTATTCATCAGCGCGCGGCCCTCACCAGCACCGAGGAACAGATACTGCGCCGCATCGTGGACGTGCGAGAACATGTTCTTTTCAGGCTTGTCAGCATAGCGCTCGCCCGAAACCTCCATGCGCTTGTAACAGTATCCGCCCTCGAAGCCCTTGATTAGCGTAGAACAACGGCGGTCTAGAAGTAGCGCGGGCTTCCCTTCGATCATCTTGGTAAGCTGGGAGGAGACAGCCTCAAGGCGAAGGTCAACAGAGTTGGAAGGCGCTGGGAACGCCCTCAAGCCCGCGCCGCGCAGAATATGAAAGGGAGTTGATTCATCAGTCTGCGCGCGGAAGTCGCCAGCCGGATCACCGTATATGATGACCTCGGAGGCGGCGCTGAAGCGCGTTGCAAGCTCATTGCGAAGCACCTCAGCGAAACGAACAATACCCATGTCCACCGCCACGATTTCCGACTGAATCAGCCAGCGGCCTCGAACCTTCTGGCCAAGAACAGCAGCGGGGGTAAGGCCAAAGTCAACGCCCACATAGACCGGGACGCCAGCGGCAACGGGTATCTCTTCCTTGGCGATGTGAACGTCAGGGGCAAACATCGGGTAGACAGGCTTGCCGTCCTGCACAGAACCCAGACGGTTCATCACATACACATCAATCCAACTCTTTGTCTTACCGCGAATGAGATTCGGGTAGTAAGACTTCATCATGTGCTTTTGGTTCTCGGCGTCCGGATTGGGCTTGTAGTCCTCAATCTCGCCTTCCTCATTGCGGTCCTCAACCATCCCGGCAGGCTGCGTAAAGAACCGCCAGTTGTCAGGCTTCACCAGCATTTTCGCTTGCTCACGCGGAATGTGATCCGGAATCGGAACCTCGCCCGACATGATCGGCCACCAGTGATCTTCCTCCGGCGCGTTGGTATCTGCAATGACGCCCGTCCAAGTCGGACCACCGTCACGCATAGAAGGATAACGACCCACGCGCATCGTGCAGGCGTCAATGATCGACTTCGGAACCTCGCGGGCCTCGTTGATCCAGATGCCAGTCAATTCCAGAGAGAGAAGTTTCTTCACATCCTCGGGGCGATCCAAGGCTAAGAAGATGACCTCAAGGTCAATGTCGCCCTTCTTGATGTGGTGGGTATACGGCACCGACCAAGTGAACTTGCCCCAGTCAGACTCAGGAAACCAGTCCAGCCAAGTCTTGATCGTGGTGGTGCGAAGCTGCGGGTTAGTGTTTCGGATGATTGCCCAGCGACTCTTGCGAACCCCGTTGGGACTTTTCTCTTGCTGAAGGGCGCGGCGGAAAACCTCAACGCAACACCCAACAGACTTGCCAGAACCAACAGGACCGCGAATGCCGCGAAAGAAGGTGTTGTCCTTCATAAAGCCCTTCAGCACATCACCGTCAGGCTTATACTTGAAGTCAACCATCAGCGCAGTCCCTTATCAACTCCGAACCGAATCATGCGCTCAGCAACCTCCGGACCAATCGACTCAATCAAGCGGTCGCATTCCTTGTCGGTCACAGCAGGATGGTTGGGACCAAACTTCTTGATGACATGCGCGAAGTGAACCTTGCGCACAATGCCACGAAGAAGGTCCAAGTCCTGCTTCGCTAGCGTCGAGACAAAGCTCACTTCGATGCCTTCTTCTTCGCCGTGGAAGGCTTAGAAGGGGCGCGAGTAGGGCGCGCAGGCACCTCAATCAAACGCCGGGACTCAGGAGTCCGCGTTGCGCCAGAATAGGTGTGACCCGCAAGCTCATGAGTCTCACCCTCATAGTCCTCGCCAGTGTTCGCAAATACCCAAGCCATTCATCTTCCTTTCGCTGAGTGAGTGCAGGAGCTGCACCCCAAGAGGAGTATATACATTAACAGGATGTATATCTCTCTTTCTTCTTGGAGTGCAGGAGCTGCACCCTACTGATCCCTAACCCGGTAAGGACGGAACAGACTTCGACGCTGCCCACCAATCCGACCAAGCTCGTCTTCACCCTCACGAGGACGCATACGCAAAGAAGGAAGAGGCTGAGGCTCAACCTTCATCTCCTCGTAATACTGATCAGCAGTCTTGCCGCCACCACCGCCAAAGCACATGTCAGTCTCCCTTCGACCGATTGCGGCGGCTAATAGCACGAGCCTTGGCACGAGCATCCGCCTTGCTGCTCGCACCCCAAGCCCTCAAGCTAAGAAGAAGACGAGTCGGTCGCCCCTTCTCGTCACGCTCAGGACCATCCATATTCCCCATCCGAGCCAAGAAAGAAGCCCGCCTAGGATTATCCCCAGAGCGGACAGGAGCCTTCAAATCAGACCCAGGATTCTCACGCTCGTAACTACGACGACCGCGCTCGTTCAAACCACCAGACGGATTCTTACCCGCCCTTCTTTGCCACGCTGGACTTCTTGCCATAGGACACCTTCATCTGCGCTTTGGCCGTATCCGACCGCTTCATAACCTCAGGCTTCTTGCCGCCATACTTACCCATCAGAACCCTCACAGCCAAAAAATATTTTCCAGACTACCACGAACCTTGAAGGGAAAAAATACGAGTGAGGGACTATTACAGTAACAGTAACTCCGGTTTTTCCCCCCACCCCCGTCCTCGCCGAACCAAGCAGGCTAAAACTACCCTAGGTCTATGCTGACACGGATGTCGCCTGCTACCTGCACCTGTGCTCGGTCAATCGGCTTGAAGCCTGCTCGGTCCAGCAAGTCCTTGCTCGCTTCCAACTGGACATACTCACTCTTCGCCGTCTTAACCAGTCCCGCAAGCTGATGCACGGCAGCCGGAGCGTGTCTGCTAAACTGTTCCGCTATCACCGCCATGAGGTGCTGCTGCACATGCGGCAGCTTCAAGGTCTTCTGTCCTGTCACTCTTCCAGCGTCTCCTTCAGCGTATCCTGCCTCACGAGCGGCTTGCGTGACATTCCCTCCGTTTGCTACATACGCTTCCACGAAAGCAGCTTGCTTCTTGGTGAGTTTGCGTTGTGCGACAGCCGTCATGCTTAGCTCCTTCAGTAGCCCCCCTCTCCCTCTCTCCCCCCGCAAGCTGCCCTCTCTCCAGTCCCTGTGTCAACGCACAAACTAGCGACCCGACCGATCCTGTCCTTCAGTGTCTGTCCTTCATTCGCCTGCTAAAACTACTAAAAGGGCGAGCATCATGGAAACGCGGTCGGGTTGCTATCGGCGTTCTTCTGTTGGTCATCTCCGGCGTTCTCCTAGTCGTGTCCCTGCGGCCACCTCGCGAAATGCTGGCGTGTCACACTCCCGGAAAAGTTCGCAAGTAGAATCCTTTCTCCGTTTCGAGGTGGGCTTTGGCTTTGTCGTCAGTGCATTCCACAACTGGTGGCTGGCGCGGATTCCACTTGCGAACTTCAAGCCTCGGCAAGCCTCGGTTCCGGGGTGTGCCCCTTGCATTTCATCGCGAGGGTGGTCCTCGCGACACACAACTAGGAGAACTAGAAATGACCAAGCAGAACAACACCTCTGTCAACACCGACCTCGTTTCCCTGAAGCTCGCCGTCATAAAGTTTCATAAGGCAAATGAATACACTGAAGGACAAATCGCTCGTGACGCCTGTTTCACTTCTAATAACGGGATTAACTGGAAGAAAGGACAGATGGCAGATGTCGCCGCCGAGATCAGGGAGTTGGCACCTAGACGAGGTAGCGAAATCGTCAACGTCCAACTGGACCGCCTCATGAACCGTCACGAAGGAATGGAAGCCGAGCTTCACGTCCTCGAAGAGCGGCACAAGGCCGACCTTGAAGTCTATAAGACGATCACCGGAGAGACTTGGATTCCCCGTCCCAAGCGGACCCACAAGTCGGACGGCCTTGGCCTAGACGACCGCCTCGCCAAATTCGCCTAACACAACCGGGGGTCACGCAAGTGGCCCCCTTCTACAAGGAGACAACCGATGAAATACGAGATGTTCCTCTACGACCTGATAGGTTTCCTCTGCATCATTGGCGTCCCGCTGATGTTCCTCTTTGCCTAAAGGGAGGGCGCAAGCCCTTCCGCCAACCTTTCAGAACGAGGAGCAGGGGGTCTCAGAAAGTGTGCGCACCTGCTCAGCGCTAAGCAAAATCCATGAATGAAGTAATTTAATTTTGCCTTGCGTTAACTACCATCTTACTGCAATAATGCAGTAACAACAACGAGGAGAACACTCATGAAATACCAATACACTGATGGTGCATCAATCAGCATAGCGATTGGTTTCACGATCACCGACATCGACCACATGCTTCGTTGGTGTCGCGAACTAAAGAAGCCAAGCCACCCCGATGAGTTCTATCTTGGAATCGCAATTCAGCGATTGACTGAGGCGAAGAAGGAAGCAGCAAGCTCATTGCGTTTGTATGTCAACGACCTTGAGATGGAGAACGAAGATGCCTTTTGATTCCAACAATGACTGGGCATTCCCGGTCGAGATGCAGCCCGTGTTCGATCAGCATGGCGAACAGATTCCCGGCAGCAAATGCGTGATGCGCACTGACACCAACGAGGTTCTCGGTGTGCATGGCAGTCGCTACCAGATGGTGAGCCACGACACCGTGGTCAACTCCATCATGGATGCAGTCGTCGAAGCTGACATCAGTCGTGACTACGAAATGAAAACGTCAATCATCGACGGCGGCAGGAAGTTGCGAGGAGAGATTCTGTTTCGTGACCTGACAGTCGAGCCTTCGGTTGGTGACTTCGTTCAGTTCCGAGTCAGCTTCTTCAACAGTTACGATGGCATGTGGTCATTCAGTCAAGCCGCTGATGGCCTTCGCCTTTGGTGTCTGAACGGATGCACCACTCCGATTGGCACGGCGCGCAGTGTGTTCAAGCACACAGTGAGCATCAACATCGAAGGCTCGGCGCAGAAGATTGCCAACGGTTTGGACTTCTTCATGAACAACAAAGAGACTTGGCAACAGTGGCAGTCAATCAAGGTCAGTGACATGACCGTCGAAGCCTTCTTCAAAGCAACGATTGCCAAGTCAGCCAGCCGCCAGCAACTCGTGACCAAGACCAATGAGAAGCAACTCGAAAACCTTCTCGGCATTTGGGACAACGAGAAGCGACAGCTCGGCGGCAATCAATGGGCGCTCTACAATGCAATGACCTACTGGGCATCGCACACAAGCGACCTCAAGAATCCCGAGGTTGCCCGCCGCAATCGTGAGGATGCAATCGCCAAGGCAATGAACCACAAGCGTTGGCAAGAACTAGAACTGGAGAACATCGTATGAATGCACCACGCATGACACGCGCGCACTTCAACTTCATCGCTGATGTGGTTGGCCCTGCGCTTGGGTTTGCTAGCCAAGCCCACGAGATTGCGGATCATCTTCAAGCAACCAACCCGAAGTTTGACCGTGATAAATTCATCGAGCGAACGATCAAGGCATGGGAAGTTAGGAATCCCGCGCCCGATCTTGACGATGAAATCCCCTACTGATCCACAAAAGGAGAATCAAAATGTGGAACAAGATTGTTAAGAAGACCCAGAACAAAATCGAAGCGCCGGGTCTGATGCGCTACAACAAATACGCCAAGGTGTTCATGCCAAAGAACATGGCACACGCTGGACGTGTTGACTTCTATCACGACAGCAAAGGGCGACTCGCTTATCAGTTCAAAGAGAGCGGCGAATACAAAGTGCGGATCAACGGTGCGCAAGCTGAGTTCACTTTGCCCGCCAAGCTGCAAGACATGGTTCCGAATGGGACATACCACAACATCAAGATCGTGGTTGACGGAGGACTGATTGATGGAATGTATATCATCGACACCCAACAGTTTGAGGCAGAAGATAATCGTCGAGTGCCTGCTGAGTAGGCAAAGGAACTACGATGACGCCAAGAGAGATGGCGTTCCTCGTGACGAATTACTCTTGATGCTGCTAGATATTCGCAAGTATGTCTGGCTTTACAGAAAGGAAGTCGCACCGTTCTCTCCTCTCCGGTAAGACTTCCCTCTCCGGGGGCTGTCACTGCAACCCACACTTCAGTGTTGGTCGCTACCAAACTGCGCCACAGTCCGATGGCCCCCGGAATTTCCCGCTTAAAACGAAACTTTATGGGGTAGACATGAAGCCCGCTGACATTCTCGGCCTTGCGAATGACATCATTCACGGCCAGCGCAACGACGACTACGGCAATCCAGAAGATTGCTTCTCTACCATTGCTCACATGTGGACTGCATACCTTGGCTACCCAGTGCAGCCGAAGGATGTGTGTATGATGATGGTGCTGCTAAAGGTAGCCCGAGCAACGAACAAGGTGACGGACGATACGCTGATCGACATCTGTGGATATGCCGCCCTCACCGCGAAGACTCTTGACTGACATGTGCCACCTACTGCATTGATGCAGTATGGAATCATACCTGAACACACTGAAGAACCGAGCCGAAGAGCTTGGCATCCCTCTCCTGACTGCGTTCAAGAGAGCGGACGTTCCGACTTCAACCTACTATCGCACTGTCAACGAGACGACAGAGCTGCGATACGATACGGCAAGGAAGGTGATGGAAGCTCTTGAAACAATTCACTCGATTCAACAAGCCGTTGAACATACCCGAGAACTACGAGCTACTAATCAGCGAGTTAACAGACGCACGATCCGAGCAGGGATTAAGTCAGGAAGCACTGGCGTATAAGATCGGCTGCACTTCCTCGTTGGTTCACAAGTGGGAGACGCACAAGCGAATCCCTTCTGGCTTTCTTCTCATGTGTTGGCTCGACAGTCTTGGCTACGAAATCGAAGTTAAAAAAAGGGACAGCTAGATGTGACGCCTGCAAGGATGTCACGCCTGACTTTGTTGCTGTGCTGAAGAACGAGGCAGAGCACAACAGCAGCACCCAGAAGCACTGGTTCATCTGCCTGCACTGCTACACGGAGGACACATGGCAAACAAGAATAAGCAGAAGGGTAGCTACCACGAGCGCTGGTTCGTCGAGTGGTTCAAAGCGGCCTCCATTATGGCGAAGCGACAACCCCTCTCAGGAAGCTTGGGAGGAGAGTATAGCGGCGACCTCAAAGTCACGCTCGACGGACACGAGCTGGTAGCCGAGGTGAAGTATCGGGACACCAGTGGTTTCCCGAGTCCATTCAAAGTCTTAGAGAACCGAGACTTTGCACTCTACAAAAGACGGCGGGGAACGCCGCAGGTTCTGGTCATCCTGCCGGGTGATCTCTTCCTCAAACTCATGGAGAACAAACATGAACACTCAGAATCAACAGGTCTTGGCGCATCTGAAGCAGGGGAAAACCCTGACTCCGATTGAAGCGCTGCGTGAGTATGGAATCTTTCGCCTTGCGGCACGGGTCTACAACCTCAAGGAAGATGGCTGGCCTGTCAAAACGGAGAGGGTTAGAACGGCAACTAACACCTTTGCCAAATACTCTCTTGACTTGGACAAGTCTCTTTGGCCCGAGACGTGATGCACTTCGCAGAAGTCTTCACCAAGGAGGTGATCTCTTGGCGAATACCTAACGGTCCTGCCAAGAGTGTCCTCGTCATTCTCGCCAGCCATGTTAACATGGAAGGGTTGTGCTACCCGAGCTTGGCGAGACTCAGTGAATTGAGCGGGTTCTCTCCTCGGACAGTGCAACGCTCAATCGACTGGTGTGCGGCGAACGGCCTGATCATTCGCACGTCTCATGGCCGCTCGACCGCATATCAGTTCACAACTTTGCAGGAGGATGACATGACGAATGACGTCAGAGTGACCAACGAAGATGATAGTAATATTATCTCTATCACTAGTGGTAGTAATACTAATACCTCTTCGGGCGTCAGAGTGACGCCTATTGACCCGACCTTCGATGTGTTCTGGCAGGCTTACCCTCGTCGCATTGGCAAGGGAGCAGCCCGCGTTTCGTTTGAGCGCGCCAAGAAGCTGGCGTCAGTGAACGAGATTATCCAAGCGGCTCGCGCCTTCTCTCAGCTTTGCGAAGAGGAGCGCCGCGAGAAGAGATACATCCCTCACCCTGCGACTTGGCTGAACCAAGAGCGGTGGGAGGATGACATCGAAGGCGAGCGAGAAGAGCAGCAGGGAGGATGGGCGAATGCGCTCAATGAACTTTGAACAACGAGAGGCCGCTATTAAAGCTTGGTTCAAGACCGAGATGACAACCCGGTTCACACTGCCGAAGGACATCAACCCGATGAACGTGGCGACTGATGTGATTGAGTCGGTCAATGCCAACATTCCGTCTGGCGTTTCTCAGTCTTACTTCGATCACATGCTGAAAGAAATCACCAAGCAAGTGACCCGGAATGCGCGCTCTCGACTACTGCCAGTGCCAAAGGACTTCGTGGACGCAGCTAGGAATGCCTCTAAGAGCGCCTCTGAGGGGGGCTACGGCGGCGCTAGCACTGTTCGGGATATGGACCCCTACAAGATCACTGAGAAGCGGGTCCACCGGGGAGAACCAATAGCCGAGGCATTCCTTCATGGCAGACAGCGAGCGGCATTGCTTGAGCGAACATCGCTGACCGATGCCGACCTCGACAAATACATTGCGCCGGATGCACATATGCAGTAATCTGGCGTGACAAGGAGAACAAGACAATGAACAGAATCGGATTCATCGGCGGCTCTGACTGCGTTCAGATTATGCAAGGCAACTGGCTTGACCTGTGGCAGATCAAGACCGGGCGCGCAGAGCCTGCCGACCTTAGCGACAACATCGCTGTCCAGCTTGGCAGTCACACTGAGAGCTTCAACCTTAACTGGTTTAGCAAACAGAACGATGCCAAGCTAATCAACTTCCAGACTTCCTACTCAGAAGACATTGGCGACATTCCAGTAGTGGGAACCGTTGATGCCATATGGGGCGGGGCCGTTGTTGAAGCCAAGCACACCAACTCTCGCAACACGATGGACGGAGTGATCGAATACTACATGCCGCAGATTCAGCTATACGCACGGCTGGCTGACGCTGACGGTATCTATCTCTCAGTCATCTTCGGCAACAACAAGTGGGAGTCGTGCTATGTCGCGCGCAACGACCAGTATTTCAGTTCAATGTGGGCAGTGGTGTCGGACTTCTGGGGTTACGTTAGTCGGGATCAAGAGCCTGTTGGTGTTGAGGTGCCGTCCCTATCAACGGATGGGATTGCGGTGGACCACATGGTCCGTCGAGACGCCAGCAAAGACAACGGCTTCATCAACGCCGCGCATGACTACATCGAAAACGAAGCTGCGGCTCGTGTATTCGAGGGAGCAAAGAAAGACTTGAAGAGCATGGTCGCTCAAGATGAACGGGAAGTTTACTGCGACCTGCTAACCGTGAAGCGTGACAAACGAGGCGCGCTTCGCATTACCACGCGCAAGAAGGAGACAGCGCAATGACACTCGAACTCTGGAACAAGGTCAGCAAGTCCGACCCCAAGTTTCTCAAGAAGGTGAGCTTTGGTCAGCGGAGCTTCACCGCAATCGACCCGCAGTATCAGGTGCGGTCGGCAACGGAACAGTTTGGCCCGGTCGGTGAGGGCTGGGGCTGGACTGCCGAGAACAGGTTCATCGACCTGTCCAACGGTGACACCGCCGTGGTGTCCGATGTCACGATCTGGCACGGCACACCGGGCAACGCCTTCGGCCCCTTCCCCGGTTGCCGCAAGTTCTTCGACGCAGCCAAGCAGCGGCTTAACGAAGACGCACCCAAGATGGCAGTGACCGATGGCCTGACAAAAGGTCTGTCACATCTGGGCTTTAATGCCGATGTCTTCCTTGGGGAGATGGACGGAAACAAATACGCCGCCGACGAAGGCAAAGCAGCAGGCGGCTGGTAATAGCACACTGCCCGCTCCGCACCCGCATATATGCGGGGCGGGCAGAGTGCGGATGCTCAATCAAAGGAGACTATCATGAGCGACTTCGACGACACCAATCGTGGTGTGGCATTCACCCCCTTCGATACACAGCAGATGATTCTGCAAGGGAAGATCAACGACAACGGCAACGAGTCTCGCGTTGTGTTCGTCAAAGACCAGACACGCAGCGGCAAAACTGTGATCGGTGTTTACGAACGAGTCGGCACCTTGTTTCAAAACGACAAGGGCGAGAACGAGAAGGCACCGGACTACACTGGTGACTTCGGCATGGCTCGCAGGCTGGCAGCATGGCGTCGATCCAAGGACGGCAAGCCCTACATGTCGCTGTCTGTGTCTGACAAAACGCAGAATGTTGAGACATCCCCCGTCAATTCTGTTGCAGACGACTCCATCCCATTCTAACATAGGGGTGTTCTCCTTGTTGTGACTGCAACAAACCTTGGGGGGTGGTCTCGGCCATCCCCCATTTCTTTTGGAGGGCTAATGAAAAGCATCAAAGAATTGTGCGCACCGATAAGCGCAAGGGTCATGCCCAAGTCAGCGCTTTATGCGCAGGATCACACGCCGCTTGATCCAAGCGATGCCGTGTCGAACCAACGCAAGGCGATTCACTCAACGGTAAACAAGTTCAAGAAGAGGAAACCCAATGACAGTCGCAATCATTCCGATTGAAGCGGAACAGGAGAACGTCAGAGCGGCAGACATCGTGAAGATTGTCGCTGAGTTCTGTGGCGTCACCAGCGCTGGACTGATCGGCTACAGTCGTGAGCGCAAATACACAGTGCCCAGACAGGTGGCGATGTATTTGGTGCGCAAACATTGCGGTTACAGCTACCCGCAGGTCGGCAGCATCTTCCGCCGCGATCACACTACGGTGATGTATGCCTGCCGCCAGATTGAAAAGGAACTTGAGAAGAAAGGAGACCAGCAATGACTGACCTTGTTCGTGACATCCTCGCCCAAACCCCCACTCCGCAAGAAGGAGAAGAGTGATGTCTTGGGAAATCAAGCACCGGATAAGCGGAAATGTCATCC